GGAGGATAGAGATGAGTAAGCTAGCCATTGTTAAAGACGCTACGCCCAGGTCGCCGGGGCAGACCCTGGTCATGCCCGCCATGGGCGCCGTCGTGTGTGCATGGACAGATGCGGGCGATCTGCTTACAGACGCCGCTGGCGGCGACGATGTGGACTTCAGGTCTGCGCTTGCAGATGCGTACGCACAGCTGGGCCACGCCGTCGATGAACTCCAGTCGCTGACGGTGGAGCTGGATAAGCTCTTTGGCGCTGCCGAGGACATGTCAGCCGAACTGGATAAGCTCTTTGGTGCAGAATGAACATGCGCCAGATCTTTGAACGAGCGGCCGGCGGTAGTGATACTGTGGAGGTTGGCGCGTCACGCTGGCCAGTGCCTGTGTCGGTGGCCCACTTGTGTACACCTGCTGCAACCTTGTCGACGCTTCACGGTCTCGAGCTAGGAGGTGATGAGTGCCCTTGTGGACACCCGATCGAGGCATCCTCCCTCTGTCCAGCGTGTCGTCGCCCCTATCAAACCCCCTGCTGCACCGACGACTGCTCTGAATGGGTGCAACCGGAGGCTCGAGGCACCACCGGGTGGTATCCACCGCCCAGTCAGTGCCCCACCTGCAGGGCCAGGGAGGAGAAGTCGCTCCGAGAGAGCCGCCTCTGCTACGTCCCCAGGCGCATGAAGGAGTCCGCAGCCGACTACGAGCGCCGAGAGGGTCGTGAAGCCGCCGACCAGGCGCTCTATGAGTGGCTCAACGGCAACCCGGAGGACTCGCTCTGGCTCTCAGGGCCCCGAAAGAGCGGCAAGTCCACCGCTGCGGCCCGTGCAGTCATCAAGATGGTCATGGGCGAGCGCTCCAAAAGCCTTATGTGGCTGGAATACGAGGACTTTGTAACCGCCTGCAAGCGCTGCTACCTCGATGACGGCGCCAAACAGTGGAAACTCATCGATAAGGCCATGCAGACCGAACTGTTGGTCTTCGATGACGTCTTCCCGCTGGTCAGGACGACTCCGCAGGGCCGAATCCTCGGTGTAGAGCGCCTCAGCGCCCATGCTGCGCAGACATTGTGCGACATGCTGCGGAAAAGGCTGCAAAACGGTCGCCCAACCGTCTTCACCTCGGTGCATACCCCCGAACAGGCGCTCGGTCACCTCGGTGAGCACGTTTTGGCCTGGTGGGAAGGAGTTGGTAGTAGTGCCATCATTGAAGGATAGAGAGAGACGCTCAGGTGCGCTCTCCTTGGGGGGTTACATCCTCCAGTTGCGCACTGAACGTGGGTTCACCCTGCGAGAGCTCGAGGACAAGACCGGTCTCAGCCTGTCATCGCTGTGCAGGCTCGAGAAGGGGCACTACGTGCCTGTGATCCAGAAGAGCATCGAGGCCATCGACAGCCTGTGGCGCGCTCTGGGTGGTGACATGAACCAGATGCTGCAGCTGTCGAGGCGGTGCCCGGTGTGCAGCGGTACGGGCGCTATCAAGGGGCAGGGGGCATGAAGCACTACGTGTCGTTCGGCGGGGGTGTGCAGTCGACGGCCTTGGCGATGCTGGTCATCCACAGGCATCCAGATCTGGTGCGCGCCATGGGCGACGTTCAGCCCGAGCTGTGGCTCTTTTCAGACACTGGTGACGAGCCTCAGGCCGTATATGACCATGTGGTGGTGATGCGTCAGCGCATACTGGACGCCGGGATGGTCTACAAGACGGTGAGCGCAGGGGTGCTCAGCGAGCACGTTCTCAGCAAGGCGAAGCGTGGGGAGCGCGGTATCAGCATGCCGCCCATGTACGTCAGCACGCGCGACGGCGACACGATGCCTGTGCGCAGGGGCTGTACCAGGGACTTCAAGATCAAGCCGTTAGACTCCGCCGCCAAGGCTCACTTTGAGGTGCCACGAGGGTACAAGGGAGAGCCATACGTCGCCCAGTGGTACGGCATCAGCTCCGACGAAGCGCAGAGGATGAAGATACCGCAGGACAGGTGGCGCACATTCGAGTACCCGCTGGTGAAGATGGGCTGGTCCAGGCGGAGGTGTCTTGACTACCTGGACTCCCTGGGCATGAGCGCACCGAGGAGCGCTTGCGTGTACTGCCCATTCCACGACACTGCTGAGTGGAAGAAGGTGCTCGCCGTGCCAGGTGAGCGCGCGAAGGTGTTCGAGTTCGAGCGCCAACTGCATGCGGCTTGTGATGAGCACGGCTCAATAGCTGGGCTTAACACAAAGCCATACCTACACAGCACGCGCACACCTATCAACGAGGTCGACTTCGACAAGGGGCAGCAGTCGCTGTGGGATACGTGGGATCAGGAGTGCGCAGGAATCTGTGGTGTATGACCACTTCTAGCGCGACCGACGTCTTTGCCCTATGCTCCGATGAACTCGGCCCTCATGCCAAGGAGCACCCATGAGCAGTTCGCATCAACCTATCTACTGGGATACAGCCGCGCACGTTCTGGCGGATCCTGGCGCCCCTGGCGCGGCGTCTACCTACAGCATCACCTTCCCGCTTGGAACCACGCGGTTCCGCATCGTCAACGGCCATGCCACACACGGTGCTGAAATCGCCGGCACCCTGGCCACCATCACTGCGGTTTCTGGATCGATGCCCCTCCCGCCTAACATCGAGTACACCTGCGCGGGCCACGCAATATTCATCCGCAACCGGAACAACGGCCAGGCGATCCCCATCGCCGTCATCTGGGAGCGCATCGGGCGCGTGCCCGATAACATGAACGCTGGCGTTGCCACCATCTCAAGCAACCTCACCCCGTAGTGGGCGGTCGGCACAGCCGGCAGAAGGGCAAGCGCGGTGAGAGGGAGGTGGCACACCTCTTCACCGATCGCGGCTACCAGGCCAGACGCGGTGACAGTCAGTCCAGGGGCGCGCGCGAGGCGGACGTCGAGGACACGCAGTTCTGGATTGAGGTGAAGCGTGGCGCCAGATGCCCCATACGCCGTGCCATCGAGCAGGCCAAGGGTGACACGGATGGTCGCCGTGCCCTCGTGTTCTGGCGTGACGATCGCTCAGACTGGCGAATCGACATGGCTGCTGATACCTTCTTTGAAATGCTGGCATCTTGCGGACCCGCCGACTGGGTCTTACCGTATGAGCCAACCACGGAGGACAGAGATGGCGACGAAGAGCAAGCCCAAGAGCAAGCCGAAGGCTGAGAAGAAGGCCGAGCCCGAGAAGAGCACCAGCTCCATCGACCTCTCATGGCTCCCGGAGAAGTCGCAGAAGCAGGCGGCCTACTTCCTCGAGCGCGCCTGCGAGAAGCGCAAGTGTGACCCTGATCGCGTCATCGCCGCCTGCCTCGCCTGGGCTGCTCTGCAGTCGACCCAGCGTCACGGCATCCACCGCCTGATGCAGAGCATCGAGTTGTCGCTCAGATGCAAAATCTAAAAGAGCTCCGGTACGACACGGCGCCTGGCTCTGCCTTCGTCTGGCTCATGGACTCTCTCATGGGCGCGGTCGAGGTGTGCGTCAGCAAGGACCCGTCTCTCACCGAAGTGGAGCGCGCAGTGGGGCTGCAGATCACAGCTATCCGCGACACCAAGGAGGCGCTCCTGATGATGAAGAGGCGCCGGCTTACCAAGCGCGACAAGGCTGTCAAGCCGTTGCTGTTGGCCTACCTTGGCATGGTCCAAGACAACACCCTGTCGCGCACCTGGGAGAAGGGACTGGCCACTCATGGTAGAGTGAATGAGAAGATGGAGCGTCTTGCCAGAGACACAACCAGGTTCTTGCAGGCGCTAAACCTCGTGACCCACCCGAACACACCGACCTCGGTCATCAAGAGGACGGTGGGGAAATACAAGAACAATGTCGAAGACCTCCACTGATGGCGTGACCCCGTCCCTGAAGAGATGCATCAATATCGTGCTGCCGCATCTCGACACCATCCTCGCCATGCTCAGCGTCGGGCACACACGCACAGCCACCGCCAAAGCGGTCGGCATCAAGCCGTGGAACTTCCTGTCGGTGCTCAGGGAGGGCAAGGCCTCGAGGGGTCGGTGTCACGACATCCTCAAGAGCGTTCTCTCGGCCGAGGGTAAGGCGCAGGTGAACCTGGAGGCCATCGTCATCGCCGATGCGCAGGTCAACGTGAAGAGCGCACAGTGGCTTCTCGCCAGGCGCTTCCGTCTCAAGGAGCGGCACGAGCCCGACATCGAGGTGCTCCGCAAGCTCGACTACAACAAGCTCGACCAGGAAGAGATCAAGCTCCGCATGCTGGAGCAGAAGCTCCGCCTGCTGACGGAGACCAAGGGCGAAGACCTCAACGGAGAGGGCTGGCGCTCGCTGATGTCGGAAGCCACCGAGGCCAATAAGCGCATCAAGTCGCTGCATTGAAGCAAGCGCAGCTCAAAGAGCTCCAGCGCTGCTCGTGGGACTTCGCTTACTTCTGCCAGAAGTACCTGAAGATACTCAACAAGAGTAAGAAGCTCGTGCCCCTGGTGCCGACCCCCATCCAGGCCGACTTCGCAGACGTGATGGACAACCAGCCGTTCACCTACGTGCTCAAGAGCCGGAAGGTGGGCATCTCTACGTTCGTCGCTGCCAAGTTCTTCTGGAAGGCGCTCTTCCGGCCAGGGTTCGAGGTCGCGGTCATCGCGCACACTGAGAAGGCGGTGCTCGAGAACATCGCGCCCATCTACCACCGCTTCTACGAGAACCTGCCGAAGTTCATGCGAGTGCCGCTCAAGCACCAGACGGTCCACAAGCTGCACTTCATCCACGACTCACGCATCATCATCGGCACAGCGAACAGCGAAGGCGCGCGTGGTGGTACGCCAGTGGCGCTGCACTGTAGTGAGTTCAGCCGGTACGAGAACCCTGACGACACGATGGCCGCGCTCTTTACGTCGCTCGGTGCCGACCCGGAGGTGGTGCTCGAGACCACCGCGAACGGCATGAACTTCGCGTACTCGATGTGGAACGACGACGACCTGGAGTACCACCGGGTCTTCTACCCATGGACAGAGGACCCGGACTGCACGTCGAAGAAGGAGCCGCGCAGCATCCCCCCTGAGATCGAAGAGATGGTTGAGGAGTTCGAGCTAACGCCCGAGCAGACCAACTGGTTCGTCGACACCTACCGGCTCAAGTGCAACAGCAAGCTGCGCATCCTGCACCAGGAGTACCCCATCATCGCGGAGCAGAGCTTCGTGTCTACCGGTGGGCGCTTCTTCCACTGCGCATTCCCCGGCGGCGACGCTGAGCCGGGCTACATCGAACACGCCAAACCACAAAAGTGGCACACATACGTGATGGGCGTGGACACTGCGTCTGGCGCGGAGAAGGGGGACTACTCGGCATTTTGCGTCATCGACGTAACCGACCCGAAGAAAGTGAGCACAGTAGCGACGTTCTACGACCGCCTCATGCCCCGCGCGTTTGGTAAGCGCGTGCTGGCCGAGGCGCACAAGTGGAAGGCGCTGGTGGTGCCCGAGGCCAACAGCTACGGGCTGACCATCATCGAAGAGCTCAGGCTTCGGAACTACCCGTACATCTATCACAAGCTCGACCAGAAGGACGGGGAGAACACCTGGACCAAGAAGTACGGCTTCTGGACAGACCGCGCCTCGAGGCCGCTCATGCTGAGCAAGCTCTACGAGTTGCTCTACGACGGGCAGTTCGACGGTCGCGATCGTAGATTCCAGTGTGAAGCCAACCACTTCGTCTATTCAAGGAACGGCAAGCCGGAGGCTCAGAGCGGGCACCACGATGACATGGTTATCGCCACGGCGCTGGCGGTTTACGGCTCCAGCCAGGCTGCGATGGTGCGTGAAGACCGCATGAACGAGAAGCCCGAGAATATACGCGAGAGCTTGCAGTTCGAGCACAGGACGGGCAGAAACTATTCAGATGACTGGGATGACTGGTACGGTTCAGACGTCAATAAGTCACACCCTCTCACCATAGAGGGGTCTCATTAGCCGACGGGCGTTAAGCGTAAGGGTGCGATATGGGGATTCTAAGCGAAGAGAGATACGACGAGATGGTTGCCAAGTTCGAGGCAGTAGCCTCTGGCGAAGAGCAGCCCGAGGTCTCT